CAGGAGTGGAAAGAAGATTGTTATTTAGATTTTCAATTTAAAAATAAAGAATACACAGAAGACCTAGGAAAATTAGCACTAGAGATTCCATTTTTACATAACAAGTATTTAAATTATTATAACGATTTATCTCAAGAAAAGACATCTTTAGAATTTCAATTAAGGCGTCTCATTAAAGAAAAAAGAGAATACTATTCTGGAGAAGCAGATGCAAAAGTGTATGCCGAAAAACCTTTTGGATCTAGTATAAAAACAGCAGAAAAAATGAAGGCTTATTTGGAGTCTGATGAAGATCTAATCAACATAGAAGCCAAAACAAAATACGTTGAACAAGCATTAAGTTACTTGGACAATGTTATGAGAATGATTTCAAACAGAGGATTTCAAATTAAATCCGCTATTGAATGGGAGAAATTTATTAATGGAGTTACTTAATGTCGAGATTAATCATTAAGAAAAAGAACGAAGTCTATATTCAAATACAAGCAGAACCACACGTACATTACGAATTATCAGACTACTTTTCATTTGAATTACCAGAAGCAAAATATTTAAAAAAGAATCCTAGATTTAAATACTGGGATGGAACAATTAGATTATATTCTCCTGCCACTGGAGAACTTTATGCTGGTTTATATGATCACTTTATTGAGTGGTCAAAAGAAAAGAAGTATAAGGTAGAACCAGTAGATAACGATTGGTATGGAGAAGTAAAAGAAATTAATAAATTTGTTTCACCAGAATCAGTTAAATCTTTTGTTGATAGTATTACCAGTATTAAAGCAAGAGATTATCAATACTATACTGTATACAAAGCATTAAAATATAATAGAGGATTGTTTTTATCTCCAACTGGATCTGGTAAGTCTTTAATGATTTATTCACTAGTTAGATACTACGAAAATTTAAATAAAAAGATTTTGATCATTGTTCCAACAACTTCCCTAGTTGAGCAAATGGTTAAAGACTTTACTGACTATGGATGGAATGCCGACCACTATTGTCATAAAATTTATTCTGGTCATGACAAAAATAGTGACAAACCAGTTTTAATTACTACTTGGCAATCCATATATAAATTTCCTAAAAGATATTTTGATGACATGGATTGTGTAATAGGAGACGAAGCACATCAATTTAAATCAAAATCTCTTACTGGTATTATGGAAAAATGTCATAACGCTAAGTATCGGTTTGGATTTACTGGAACCCTTGATGGATCCAAAACACATAAGTGGATACTTGAAGGATTGTTCGGTCCTTGTGAAAGAGTAACAAAAACAGATTTACTTATTACACAAAAACATCTATCTAATTTTAGAATTAAAGTGTTATTGTGTGACCATGAGTATGAACATTTTGAATCTTATCATGATGAGATGGAATACATTGTCACTCACAAGAAAAGAAATAACTTAATTAAAAATCTTGTAAGAGATTTAGAAGGAAATACTTTAGTATTGTTTAATTTAGTTGAGAAGCATGGGGCACCATTATACGATTTAATAAATAACTCTGTAGGACATGATCGTAAAGTGTTCTTTGTTCATGGGTCTACAGATACTGAGGATCGTGAATTAGTTAGAGAAATTACTGAAGCGGAAAACAACGTTATTATCGTTGCTTCATATGGAACATTTAGCACTGGAATTAATATCAAGCGGCTTCATAATATTGTATTTGCTAGCCCTTCTAAATCTCGTATTCGGAATCTCCAATCGATTGGAAGAGTTCTTAGAAAAGGAGAAGACAAAGAAATAGCAACTCTGTATGATATTGCTGATAATATTTCCTCTAAGACAAGAGAAAATTATACCTTAAGACATTTAAGAGAAAGACTTAAAATTTATGAGGAAGAAAACTTCAAATACGAAATAATAAAGGTAAATCTAAAATGATGGAAGAAGAATTTTATTCAACAATAAAATTAGTTTCTGGCGAAGAGTTAATATCTAAAGTATGTTACTTACCAGAAGAACATTCGTTATTGTTGGATAGACCATTTTTAGTAGAAAAACATATACAAAAAAAGCATGGTAAACAGATTGAGGGATTCATTCTTAAGGAATGGATTTTATCAACCTATGAAACCATGCTTGTAATTAAAATGGAAAGTGTCATTACACTTACCGAAGCAGATACTAGTATAAGAGAATTCTACATTAGTAATCTAGATAGAGTTAAAAGTATTGATGGAGGATCATATGATGATCACATCAGGATATCTCCTCAAAACTTTAGTAAACGAATGGGTTACTTAGGATCTATACAAAAGACTAAACATCTTCTAGAGGAGATTTATAAAAGATCTTAATAATGTATAGTAGCTAGTTAATTAAAGCTATTATTTATTTTCAACCCTGACATAGTTATTCTACTGAGTTTTATGAGGTTTGTCAAGCCCCCATGAGTGATGGTTGACAAATGAACATAATTCATGTATACTGTTATCAACCATTCAAAGAGTCATGTATGAATTATGGCAAAAAAGAAAACAGAAAATTATGTAAATAACAAAGAATTTTTAGAAGCTATTACCGTGTATAGATCTGCTCTGCTAAATGCCAAGCAGAATAATCTTTCTAAACCGAGAGTCCCTAATTACATTGGAGACTGTTTTCTTAAAATTGCCACTCATCTTTCTTACAAACCAAACTTTGTAAACTACATGTATAGAGATGAGATGATCTCAGACGGTATTGAAAATTGCTTACAATACATTCATAACTTTGATCCAGAAAAATCATCTAACCCATTTGCTTATTTTACTCAAGTGATATATTTTGCTTTCTTACGTAGAATTGCAAAGGAAAAGAAGCAAATGGAAATCAAGAATAAAATGATTGAAAGAACTGGTTATGATCATGTAATGTACACAGAAAGTTTTGAAGGAGATCTATCTGGACTTAATCAAAATTATTCTGACATGACTGGAATTAAAGAAAGTCTTGAGATTAGAAATAAACGATGACAATAGCACTGATTACTGATCAACATTTAGATGGACGTAAAGGAAACATTATTTTTTGGGAGTACTTTAAAAAATTCTATGATGAAGTATTCTTTCCAGAGTTAGAGAAAAATGGAGTCACAAATATTATAGATCTAGGAGATACTTTTGATAATAGAAAATCTATAGACTTTAATGTTTGGGGTAGAATCAAAGAATACTATTTTGATAAACTGGAAAGTTATGGAATCAATGTACATATGATTCTTGGAAATCATGATACGTATTACAAGAATACTAATTCCATTAACTCTCCAGAATTACTTCTTTCCAGTTACAAAAATATTTACGTCTACGATAAACCAGATACTGTACATATAGAAGGATCTCCAATTGCTATGATCCCCTGGATAAACTCTGGTAATTACAATGAGGTTATGGAGTTCATTAAAAATACCTCGGCAAAAATTGCTATGGGGCATTTTGAACTAAATGGATTTGAAGTTACTCCTGGTATGATTCACGAAGGTGGAATGGATCCAAACATCTTGTCTAAGTTCAAACAAGTTTTCTCTGGACACTTTCATCACAAGTCAAGTCGTGGTAACATTACTTACCTAGGCAATCCCTACCAGATGTTCTGGAATGATTACAAAGACCCCCGAGGATTTCATCTTTACAACCCATCAGAAAATAAATTGAAGTGGGTAATAAATCCATTTGAAATGTTCAAAAAGATTTATTATGATGATACTCAAAATGTAGAAATTAATGTTTCTGAATACAAAAATACTTTTGTAAAGATTGTAGTTGAGAAAAAATCAGACTACGAAAAATTTGAGAAACTTATTGATTCTCTTTACAATGTTGGAGTCCATGATTTAAAGATCATTGAACAGTTAGTACAAAAGAATACTAAAGATGTTGATGTTAATTTAGAAATTACTGATACCCTTTCTTTATTAAATGAATACATTGATGAGATTGAAGTAACAGTAAATAAAGGTCAACTTAAAGATATAATGAAATCCCTATATATTGAAAGTTGTGAATTAGTATGATGTACATTCTCACGCTTAAAGATAGACCAGACGGAGTATTCTCCGTATTAGATGATACTGGTGATCATGTAATACCAATCTTTGAGCGTGAGGATGATGCCGAACGATATCAGATTCAATTGGAAATTGTTGCTGAAAAATATGATCTACAAGTAGTAGAAATTTCCGAAGAGGTTATTGTCAATGCTTGTGTTGAAAAGGATCAGAAGTATGCTATAATAACCATTGACGATCTGATCGTACCACCTGATGATCTAGAATGATAGTATGATAGTTTTTAAAAAATTAAAGTGGAAAAATTTTCTTTCAACTGGATCTGTATTTACTGAATTTAATTTAAATACATCAAAGACAAATTTAATTGTTGGAACCAATGGAGCTGGTAAAAGCAC